ATTTATCGGCTCTTCCACACTTGTGAATGCCGAAACTGTTGTCCCTACACCTCTAGAGCCAACAACTGAAGCTGTACAACGAACAAAAGAACAAATTTATCCGTTACTGCTACAAGAAATTGCTACCTGCCAAGCGGCAACTATTCAACTCGCAAAGTTATTTGGCGTAACGTATGCTGTAATGCAAAACATCGATCCAAATGATATTACTTTAGAACGATTATCGTCATTAAGTGGAACACTTGCAAACCGATTTGCAAAATATCAAGAACTAGAACAATCAGTTGCTCGACAACTACAAGCAGATGGACTTAATCCACAAGAACTAGGAGCAGTTGCAAATTCAAAATATAACTATATTATGCAACTAGGTGGCCAAGCATATATGGGGGCGCACACTGCTGATGGAGTAGCAATCATGCAAACATGGATTACTGCCCTTTTAGATGCAACTGGAAAATGTGAAGTAAATATTAGTGATTATATTGACGAACTAATTGAAGTAAACAAGTAATTCTTAATCAGTGTAAGACAAATCAATTTGATTCCACATGGAACCATTTGCCATTTTAAATTTAAGCACATCCTCAGGATCGTGAAAACCGAGTTTTAATCGGTTTCCAACAATCCTACTATCATAGTGCAGGACATCATTGTCTCTGCACCACATTTTAAATAAACTTTCAAAGATATCTAACTTATCCTTAGACAGTTTTTTAGTATCATATTGAAATAACATTTTCTTAATTACTGATTCTCCATGAACCATCAGCCTGTCTGCAGGCCCTTCCATAGCCTTGCTGTGACTGTCCACCTACAATAATCGTCTGGGTGAACTCTCTACACGGTTGCCCATTTGAAACTATAGTCTGTGTTGGCACAATAGTTCCTGAGTTACCACTGTTAGGATTGTTCCATCCACCAGCAGTGTTATCAGGAGCAGTTTCCATAGTCGTTTGTAAAGATTGTCCAGCAAGTAAACGATCACGTTCGTCTAACTGGGCACCGATTGAGGAACCCATCATTGCACCTAAGCCAATGCCTAGCACTGTCCATATCTCTTTATTACTCGAGTCTTTTCCAAGACCGTAAGCCAATGCTCCGCCTGTTAATGCACCCAATGCTGTACCTGTATCCTTCTTAGTATAAGTACCAGCACATCCGCCTAACATAGATGCAATAAAAATAAGGGCCATTGCTCCTACTAATAATTTACTCTTGTTTGTCATTTCTCTGTTCTCTTGTTAAAAAAAATCAATGGAGGGGGACAGAGCCCCCTCCGAATTGAAATTGGTGCTTACGCAACCATACCTTCAGCAATGGCACGATAGCCAGCGCCGATTACACGGCGTGAAGGCGTACCCAAACGATACTTCTTGGTCACTCGACCCTTGGTATCCGTATGGGTATTCAGGTAGACAGAATAACCCTTAAAACGCAGGGCCTGGATCAATGAACCAGGGTTACCAACGTTAAAGCGAGCACTGATCTGCGCGGCAGTCAGAGCCTGTCCTTCCTGAAGTGCGGTTAACACTTTGTCAGTCTTAGTCATAATATTATAACCTTCCGAATTTCCAGATAGGGTCTGGCTTCCCTTCCTCGCATTATGCGAAAAACCTGTCTTAGCACCAATTAAAATCACGCCGCCATCCTCAACTCTGGAGTTGGTTCATAGTGCGCCGTAAGTCCAAACGGTGCTTCAAAATCTTTATTTGGATAACTGTGTATCACAAATATTGTATCACAGTAATCCGGGTCTCCCCAAGAGCCCCATGGGTAACCATCTGTGAATACGATTAACTTTTTGGGGTCAATGTCGTTCTCTTTTAAGTGTTCCCAAATACAATTAAACTCTGTTCCGCCACCACCCTCGATTTCATACTCATGTATCTCATCAATGTTCTGCGGAGTGAATACCTGCATGTTATAAACTGATGTATCAAATGTAGCCACTGTAAGAGTAAAGTCACCAAACTGTGTCATTACTCCTTTAACTTCACTAAGCATGTCTTTAAGCATGTCGTCTGAGATACTACCACTTGCATCAAGTTCTACAACAACATCTATCTGATCGGCATAGTTCATTGCTGGCAGTATAGCATCCGAATGCCAACTACGACGCGAAGGTTTCATCCAAGTGTAATCTTCCTTAACTATGCTCTGCACCTGTGTATCAATGAGTTGTCTCCAATCCATTGTAGGCTCAGTAAGTTCCTTAATCATCCTCTTAATACGAGCAGGAACATTACCAGCACCTGCGGCTTGGGCAGACTGGATCATTGCGTTCTTAAGTTCGTCTTTGATCTTTCTCTGCTCTTCCTTAGTATATCTCGGAGGACCGTTCTTACCAGGCTCATCCTTCTTCTCTTCGCCACCGTCACCACCATCTGCGTCGGCGTCTTCACCTTCTTTACTACCTTCACTTGAAACACTAACAGTCTGGCCACCGCCACCCTCATCAGTGCTCTCTCCACCTTCCATGTCAAAATGCTGGTCAAGTAAATCATCTAAACTAACTTCGACAGCATTCTCTATAAGATCAGCATATACTTCTTCTGATGCCCAGTCGTGATACTTACGATCATAACAGGCCTTAACAGTAGTAATAAGTTCACCCACCTGCTCTTCAACAAGAGTATCGTTAACAACAAAGTCGTTCGCGATGTTCCATATCAAAGGGTTGCGGTCGTTGCGTCGACCTAGGTGATCATAAACACAATGCAAAAGTTCGTGTCCAAACAGAAAGTCTACTTCTGCATCACGAAGTTTGGCAATGAATTCACGGTTGTAGTAAACATAACGGCCGTCTGTTCCAGCAGTTTGGCACCAGCCGTAGTCAGTTGCGTCAACAAGAGGTAGCCTAGTAATCATGTTACCAAACCACGGCTTGTTTATAAGCAATCGAATCCGGCTTGTAACTAGCCGTTTTCGTTCTGGACAATTTTCAACATTGTATACCATTATCTATATTATACCTGAATGCTATTATTTGTCAACCTTAAAAAAGAACCCCTCTGTCCTTCGGTCCGCCACGAAGTCCGTGTATAACGGTTGGTGGACAGAGGGTTCCAATTTCCGTTACGCATCTATGATGAGTTGTCCATAACGGTTGTAAAACTCTTTAAAACTCTTCAACTTCTTAGTGTCAAAGGGCAGTCCATAGTTGCTCAATGCAACTTTGGCGCCGAGAACTACCATCTCAGTCTGGAAATTCTCCATCATAAAGCCAAAGAAGAAGTCTGCCATCTTGTGCCACTTGTCCAACTTCTTAGACTTTTTCATTTCCTTGTGCGCCTCTGCTAACTCGTAACACAAGTTCACCGTCAGTGTATACTGCGCCGACACCTCTGTTACTTTTAAGTCCTTAACCTTACCAGCAAGAATGTCTGATGGGTTAGGTAACTGGCTTGCAAACGATCGGTGGTTCATAAACTTAACAGCCATGCCCTCACCAACGGTACCAGCAACTAGGTCCGTCATCTGTATCTCAGTCAACGGGACATCGTCCTCGTCCTCTTCAAGGAGTTCACTTACGAACACCCAAGTTCGAGGAGTAGCAAACGCCTGGTCCGGACTGCGTGGATCAAAATTGTAAAGATCCGATTTTGCGAAAGCCAAGTAACCAACAACATCCGGATGGATCCTGTTTTCTGTTGCCCAGTTCATCCAATCATCAAAGTTCACATCCAAATTCAAATGAACGAAACGGTTGGCGAGCGGCTTGGGCATTTTATATGTAACACCCTTGTCCGTCTCACGGTTACCTGCTGAAACTATCACAACATTGTCCGGCAATGTATAAGTTCCAATCCTACGATTGAGCACTAACTGATACGCCGCCGCCTGTACACTCGGAGGAGCAGAGTTCAGTTCATCCAAAAAGAGAACAATGACAGGATACTGTGCGGCAAACTCTTCCGTCGGAAGATCTACTGGTGCCGCCCAACTCATGTTATTAGCCTCCTTATTGTAATAAGGCATGCCTCGCAAATCGGTAGGCTCCATGAGGGCCAATCGTAAGTCGATCATAAAGCCACTCATGTCATTTGTGATTTGATCAATGAGATCTGATTTACCAATCCCTGGTCCGCCCCAAACAAAAACAGGACGTTTCTTTCTCATCGCTTTTAAGATCTCGACGCGAGCATCTCGTATCCTTACAACTCTTGCTTCTGGTATTACATCAGCCATTTAACAATACCTCGTTAAAGTTCAACTCATCATACTATAATTATAAGACATCTCGGTTTTTTGTCAACCTTATAAATGTCTATCGAGTGGAAGTCCATACTTCTTCAATAACTGACGCCATTGAGTAAAGGATGGTCCATGTGACATCAGCGGCTCCTTGCCCTGTGCCCTGCGTTCAACAGACTTAACAGTCCATTGCCAGTGGTGTACCATTTCATGTGCCAGAGTCGCAATAAACAAATGAATACTCGGGTAATATGGATACATCACTATTTCTTTCGTATAAGGAACGTACTCCTCCCCATACGGTTTGACTGTGCCATCACACCACCCCCAACATGCCTTTGTCCTAGCAAATCGGATAGGAGGTAAATGCAATGTATCTCCAAAGATCGCTTTATTAATTGCACGAAAAACCCTTTTGGCTTCAGCTTCATCAGGACGGTACGATCTGCGTCTTTGTTCAGATTTGGTAGGCATTGGTGCTTCTAACATCTGCTCCAAATTTGCCATACTAAATCTCCATGAATTACTGTAACTATACTACTATTATACTATACCCTAGTGATCTGTCAACCTTAAAAAAGTGTGGGGTTTTTACAACAAAAAACCGCTTATTTTAGCGGGTTTTAATGGACTGTTATATTAGCATTCTCTAATATTTCATGATCTATCCGCTCACCTGTTTTACGGCCTTCAACCCACTTATCCAAGTTACCTTCCATAAGTTTAAGATCAATTGCATCTTGTGCTCCAAACAAATACATTTCAGTATCTGCTTTAAATGCATTTTTTATAAAATACGGATAATACAAATATCTATCCAAATACAATATATGCTTACCAACTATCTCAGTGTTGGTTTTAATCTTATAACAATCATAATGGTTCTTTAACCATTTAAATCCTTCTCTGGTTAATTTCAAGCCTGCTGGCTCTCCTCTCCGTATCCTAATATTCTGAAACAACAATGCATAAACAACACCATGAGTCATTTCATCTTTAGTGAGTTCAAACTCCTCATGTTGTTCATCAATAAATTTGTTTGCTAAGAATATATGAATACTACTCATCGACAATATCGCCATCAATTAATTTATGAACATGAAACTTATTTGTCTTAAAACGTTCATTAAGTTTTTCTGCTAAATTAAGAGCATGGCCAGGATTGCTAAAAGAAACTTTGCGATACTTTGGTCCAGGATAGTCAACCAATGAATTCGAATTCCGTAGGTTGATTGGCTGGCCATCATAAAACACAGCCCAAATGGCTTCTGCCCGAAGTACTTCTTCTCTCTTATATGTCTTCGGGTCAGTATAAGATAATAAGATTTCTGGTTTAGGTCTACTCATCGCTACCTCATTATATACTAATATTTATCTAGACCGTGGATAAAAAAACGGAACATCGTTCCGTTTTTTTCTACAATAGATACAAGAAATCTCATTCAGGGTAATTTATTATCCACTCTCTTAATTCTGTAAAACCACCAATTACTTTGCCATCAATAATAACTTGTGGCACTGTTCGTGCGTTCGGAACTTGCTCAAATAACTTTTGTTTATGAGATGAATCCTCATCAATCATGTATTCTGTATAAGATATACTATGTTGATCTAATAATTTTTTTGCGGCGGAACAATAACCGCACAGATTTCGACTATAAATCTCAACCTTCACTACTATAACCCTTCGTCGGGCATTTCGCCAACAACAAGGGTAATTGGTAAATCAATATATTCTAATGTATCAAAATTTGCTACACGACGAATCACAAGTTGGAAAGTATCTCCTGGCATGCTTTGTTGAATAATTGCTGTTACATCATTTGCATCAATAGCTTCACCATCCCAACTTAAAATAATATCATACTTCTGTAATCCTGCCTCAGCCGCTGGACCGCCGCCTCTAACTTCCATAACTACAGCAATTTTCTGATCTGCTGGGATATCAACTTTTTCTTTAAATTCGCTATTTACTGCGGATAACTGTATACCAACATACGGTCTAATATAATCGCCTACCCTAAGAAGTTGGTTAGCAACTTCTAGAATAATATCTGAGGGTAATACTAATCCAATTCCAGCATAAAAACCAGTTGGACTTACAAGAGCAGAACTCATTCCTATTACTTGACCATCTAAATTAAGTAAAGGACCTCCACTGTTTCCCTTGTTAAGTGCCGCATCTGTTTGGATCATACTAACCCAACGACCTTGTCCGCGGCTTCTTTCTAAACCACTAATAATTCCCATTGTAATACTAAAATCATAATCCAATGGACTACCGATAGCTGCAACTATTGTTCCAGGCTTTAACGTAGAACTACTAACTACCTCTAGAAAATCAAACTTCTCAGTTGGATTTTCTTCATCTGGTATAATTTCTAAAATTGCAAAGTCAGACATTTCATCTGTTGCAACAATCCTTGCATTACGCCATGAATAATCTTTCCAAACTATCTGAATTTGTGTAACTTCATAGTCCTCATTGTGTTCTGCAACCACATGATGGTTAGTGTATACTATACCATCTTCGTTTACTATAAACCCACTCCCTGATCCAATTGCTTGTGGATTTAAATACTCTCTCCGCTCTTCAAATAATTTATTAAATGGTGAATCTTCAGGTAGTGTATTTTCAAATTCTTGCACTGCTATTGGTTCTGATATTACAATAATTGTAACTACAGACTTAATAGCCTTTTCATATAATTCTTCAAATATTGCTGGATGTAAAAATCCTTTTGTGTTTACTGGACGCGATCTAGGTACACTTACTGTCTCAGGTCCCTCTTCTTTATAAATGCTTGGTGGATCATAATACCCATGATTCTCCTCATTAGGATCATATCCGTCTTTAAATTTAATAACAGGATTAAACTGTTTTGATGGATCTTGCCTAATATCTATTTCTGCTACTGTCATTGGACTACTAATTATTCCACTAATGAATATTAATGTCGCGACTGCCATTATTCGTTTAAACATATATCACCTTAAAATTTTCCACCATCTGCTTCTAATGTTACAGCATAATCTAATGGCTGGGTTCGTTCTTTATTAACTTGTGTCTCAACAACTAATGCTAATAATTTATTAATATCTGAAACAATGAGACCAACATCAGCAGTATTTAAGCGGATCTCATTACTTCCACTACGCATTGCTACATCATACAATCCCATTAACTTCTTAATACTGTGTAACTTATTCAACATATTCTTTCTTCTTTATATTTAACACGCTAATCATTTCTAGTTCCGTATTAAATGGCCCCTCCCAATCATCAATTGATTCAAGTGTATGCCTCTTCGGACAAAAACTCTTTCTCCAACCTTCGGGTCCTTTAACACAATAAAACCCTGCACAATAAACAACATCGCTTGCTGAACTCTTCTTAAAGAGTGGCAAAGATTCGTGTTCGACTATAATAGGTGTGTCAAAGTTAAGTGGATAGCCTTTTATTTCACTAATAACTCCTCCATTTCCGTTTCCATTCCTTTTACGGACCTCATTTAACATAATATCCTCACCAAAATAATCACACATTTCTTTATGTGATAAAAATTTTACAATCTGTGATTTTTCAATTGAAGTATCTCTTTTTCTATAATATGCATACTCTTGTTTGTTTTTAATTAACAAGCCTGCATAATTACCGATGTCATTATATACAATCCATCGGTCATCTATTAATGGCTTAATATACGGCATTCTCAGACTCCTTATAGTCTTTGTTTAAAAATTCTGCATAATCTTGAGCTTGATCACTCATTCTCTGTAAATCATGCACACCACAAAACTTCATAAAGTACAATCCTACCTGTGGTACTTTATCTTTTTGCACAGCCTCAATAATTTTAGCATCGCATGCCTCTTTAATCTCATCAGGCTGTAAAGTTAAATCAATGAGTATTTTATTACGTTCATAGTCATCACGGACGATATGCTCTACTTCATTGTGATCGGTCCACTTCTGCAACATAAAATTATTCCAGGAAAATCCTTGATTCTCTCTGTCCTCATATGCTTCAAGTATACCTACTTTGTTCTTACTTCCTTTCTTCCTTGCACCAGGATATGCACTAAAAACATTATCACTTGTGTCTCCCCTCACACATTTTTCAAATAAAACATAATCAGGTTTAGGAATTCTCTTTTGCTTATTAGTTTTCTTATCAATTACAGGTTTACCATTGTCATCAAATATTCCATTAATAGTAATATGTTGATTGGCAATACCATTGTACATTGTTACATTGTCATTAAGCAATTGATAAAAATCACTATCACTACTTACAATAACATGTGTAGCACCAGGATGATTGTATACCCATCGAGCAATTAAATCATCTGCTTCACTGTTGTTTTCTTGGATTACAGAACAATTGGTTTTGGTATCCAAGTATTCCAAAAGTTCCTGAAATGCCTCCCAAAACATCTCATCCTCTTCTTGTTCCTTTGGAGTTAATGCTTCTCTTGATGCATCTCTATTTTTCTTATATGGTTCGTATATACTACGGCGCCAACTGCGTCCTTCTAAACAAAATACTACATGAGTTCCACTAAAATCATTCCATGCCTTTTTAATACTATTAAACATTATATGATAACACAATCCAATCTTCATATCTATACTACCACGTGCAACATGCCGTGCTCTAAAAAACATATTAGCAGTATCAATTAAAATATATGTCATACTTTGTTCAACCAGTCGTCATTATTTCTCATGTAATGAGGGCCATACCAATGTCGCATTGCTTTAATGCGTTTCTCCTCATGATCCTCTTCTGTTATTATCATTGGAGTTACTGTATCTTTTATAATGTCAATATCCATTCTTATTTGTTTCGAACGACTGCGTTTTTTTATATCTTCTAAGATATTGATTACTCGGTGCAACGCCAAATAATTAATAACTGCTTCAGTTCGATAAGGTTTAAGTGTTTCAATAATTTGTTTTACACCAGGACTCATATTAGTACTTCTCAGTTTTGCCATCTTTCCGTCTTACCTCAGTTGGTGCATTAGAAACAAAAGCCTTATCTTCAAATTCTTCTGTAAGTATATTACGACAAACATCATTAAACCATTGATCAATAACTTGCTCATCCGTACCACCTGCATAACCTGATGTGGCAAGTAAGTTAATAAATTCTTCATTCCAGTCTAGTTCAAAACTTCCAATATTTGGATTCTCTGTTTCAAAGTCAACTTGCAAAACTCTTATGTATGGTTCTTTATCAAGTGTCGCTACCGTTTTTTCTTTTTCATCAGAGGTAATCTTGCCATACTCAAACGCAAGACCTGCTTCCTTTTTCTTTCGTTCTATCTCATTTTTAATAGTCCATTTTAAAAAATTCTTTTTAATTTCATATAACATATTAACTACCCTCATTTAATTCAACATCTACTTCATTCTGAGTACCACCTCGTCGATACTCATCAAAGAATAATACTTGTGTAGGAAGATTATCCTCTCCACCATCATAACGAAACAAATGTGATCTATATATACCATATTTTACAAATGGACCGCAATTCCCATTAGATGAAAGGCATTTACCTTTTTCCTTATCAGTAGTTGCACCCCAATGTTGAATTACTTGTCTGTCATTAATCCACATATACAAATAGCCAGTATCATTAGCACTCCAATTAACTTTCCATTGTATATCTATCCATTTACCTGCCCACCCCATTTCAAATACATTACCTAAATCATATATAGAAGTTGAATGTCCTGGCTCAGTCAA